CTTCATCCAATGGAATAGCGTTTGGGTTTCCTGGTGTCATATATTTGATTCCTTAACTACTTGTTTTACAAGCTCAACATCTGCTGGAAGTTTTTTAAATTTGTTAAACCAGAATGGTACATCCATAATGCTGTTTATTGCACTGAGTTGTTCATCGTTCAATTTCTTCAGTAGTGATTTTCCGTTACTAGAGTTTAATAAAAACCAAGGACTAATCTTGCCATCTTTAATATCATACGTTGCTCGACTTAAACTAACATATAAGAAATAATGGTTCCACGGAGCATTGTTTGCTTCTCCCCAATCCATCATATGTTTAATACTGCGTTCGAGAGCAGTTTCTACTGTTTCAGTTTTAACTAAATCTACAACATACTTGTCGTACAATTCGTCTCGACACCAATGATCTAACTTGACCCCAGAAGTAATAACATAGTGAATGAATCTATCTGGATATAAGGGATTGACATTGCTAACAAAGCTACCAAACTTAACAAAAGCATTATAGTAAGGACTTCGAGCAAAATCGTCATAACTTTTGTCACCTTTGGAGTTTTGAGTGAGTTTATAAAATTTATTATAGGTGTCATATCCTAGTACTACATGCCTTTCTGTACGTGCAAGTGCTCTTCGTTTTTGCTCACAAACATGCACTGCTAAAGTTTTTTCTTTAGTAAATTTGTGATTACAATACTGACAAGTAAAAGATGTAGTTCCAGTTAAATTCATCATTTAAATTTCTTTGCAATAGTAGCGTCATCCATACCGTGCTGTCGAGCAAGTTCTTTGATTTCTTTATCTGTGTTAATTTTAGCAAGCAATTCTATTTCGTCTGCTTTCATATCTGGGTATATCTCCATTAAGAATCTTGTTTTCTTGTCTACTGGAGTTTTTGACAAAGGAAGCCATTTATGAAAAAATTTAGTCTTACCGTCATAATTACACATACACAATAACAACCACAATAACTTTGGATGATTCTTTTGTAGCAAGTTCCAATGCTTATTATAGTATTCGTTTACTGTTAACACATAATGCTGCTGTACTTCCACATTTGTTGAGTCTACGTTACTGATATACCTGGTAAGATTCCACAAGTCACCTTTAATTTCTTTACGTCCTTCGTCCGTAACGGCATCCCACAGTTCTTTGACATTCATATCAACTGCGGGTATCATATCGTTAAATAAATCAACGTGCTTATTCTTACCCATTTCTAAACTCCGGTGGTAGCAAATCATCCTTTGGTCTTAGTATAGCATCAAAGGAAAGCACAGTTCTGTATCCGTTGCCTTTCCACGGATAAACTGTATGTGGAATATGACTTGGAAAAACCATTATACTGCCTGCTTGGGGTTGATTCTTCCATGTATCATTTAAAATAAATTTACTAACATCTTTAGTAAAGGGCATTTTAAATGCAATTTGTCCATCTGTCGGATTACTACCGTCTTCATATTCAGGAACTGTAACATACATGTTGCCACTTATATGTCCAGCTGGATGACTGTGCATTTCTTGATAGTCACCTTGTTTTTGTCTAATGGACCATATACTAATAACTTGTGGTTTGCAAAGTTTTAAATCTTCAGCACCGCTTTGCGCAGTTACAAGTTCCATATAACCTTGACACAATGTTTCTAAGTAACTTACTAGCCAGTTAACATCAAGATTTATTTTATTAGGATACACTTGAATTTGCTGTCCTCCTCTAATATTTAGAAAAGGATTTGCTGCATCATGTAATTCTGAATGCTGATGTATCTCATTTGCCAGCGTGTATATTTTGCTAAATTCGATCGGGGGAATTTGATCAATAGCCATTATAGTTGGCTGAAAGTATGCAACTTTCAATGTCATGGTAATTTGTCCTTACTTAATTTGTATATCATTATAACACGATCCACTGCCTTTTGTAAAGCAGGATTGGTTTTTGCTTCTAGTCGAATTCTTATCCATTCGTTATGTTCGTCTAGTTCTTTTTTACCTTCAGCCTTTGGATCAAATAGTGGATTTTCAGGATCGTAGTCCCAACCTACAACTTGTCGTGAGCTAGGGTCTGACCCAAATTCTCTAGAATAAACTACATTGTCTGCACGTTCGTATACGAGTTTAGCACCCGGTTTAAGACTCCCCATATTATTTCCTTGTAGTATTAAATGCCACTGATATGCGTTCAACTTCTGATGTGTTAGGGCCAACACTATGTGGCAAGTAACTTGGAAACATAAGGATTGTACCTTCTATAGGATGCACTTCCCTTGTCTCCCCAGAATACTCATTGCGTTCATAGGCATTATTTAATCCCTCCCATAAGTTTATAGGAGCCGGATTAGACAGATATAAATTTCCACTGCCTTTAGGAACTTGTACATAGAAAATTCCAGATACTACTCCTCCGTGTATATGTTGGAGATTGAACGCACCGGGTGTATTATTAATATTAACCCATGATTCCATAACACGCAGATTCTTGTCTAATCCGATAGAATCCGCAGCTTCATTACATACGAATGTAATGTAATCAAACAACTTTTTAAATCTAAAGTCTTCGTGGAGTAATGTTTTACTATGCTGTCCGTTAACATTTGATCGAATTTCCGTAGGATTATCTTTTAAATAATCTTTAAAGTCTCTAATAAGAGAATCTTTCTCAAACGCAAAATCAGGATACGTTATATCCCAAATTGGAACAGCATATAAAACATTAGCAATCATAATAACTTATCTAATTGAATAATTTCGCTTTGTCTACTAATTTCTTTAACAAAGTATGCGCATGGTGGTTTATCCCCCATGCGGGTCGGGACTGATAATAAATGCCCGTTTTTCATTTTAGGAAAATACCATTTAACGTCATTGTAAAAATTTACAATTTGAATCTTTTTAAATTCAACTCTAAATGAACTTAGTGGGTTAAAAACTAATGCTTCAAATCCCCTGTCGTTTAAACTAGTTAACGGTAAAATTTCAATATCGCTAGCAGCAGTACTATCCCCTACAGCAATGCTCCAATCAATGGGCATTGTAACTTCGTCATCACCGATTCTTAATACCATTGCCGGTGCGTTAAATGACTCTAAAAATATCAGTGGTTGAAAGAAAAAATCTGGTTCACTAGGTGTACTGTTATCTAGTACGGCAAACCTAGTATTGTCATCTACTTCGTCTGGTAAATTGTTTAAATCGAATGTCTTGTTATCTAATGTTAGTATCTGCATAATCCTTATTTTTGCCAGTCCACTTTCTCAATCGAGAAGGGATATTTGGCATCCTTGTAAAATTTCTTCCTCTGGGTGAGGTGACGCTTCGCATACTTACACGTGGACGTAACGTCCCATATTTGTACGAAGTCTTTATCTTCTGCTTTTCTAATGCCTCGCCCAATACTTTGTATAACGCGGACAAAGCTCTTTCCGGGCTCAAGAAGAACCAAATTAAAAATACGAGGAATATTAATACCCACAGCGGCCACACCAAAAGTCGCCACAGTGATCTTGTTATCATTGACTGCATGTTCTTTGTACTCCTCTTTTCTCTTTGTTCCCTTAACTTCACCCGAAATAAATGCTGCTTCTGGTATTAGTTCTGTTAAAAATTTGCCTGTATCAATCCTGTTAACTAGGATTAATGTATTGCCTGTATCCGCTATGCCTTTGATTAAATTTGCCAAGTATGTCATACGTTCTTTATTAGTAACTAGGTACTTTAATTCTTCCGAGTATGACTTAAATTCTGGTAAGTCTATTAGTTGTAATATTTGAATTTGTAAATTACTTAATACACCTAAGTCCTGTAATTCGTGTGCTTTAATGCCGCCTACAACTGGTCCAATGCTTGCAAAAATTGGTGCTGACTCAAATTCATCTTTTGGTACAGTTCCTGTTAATCCCCAACGAATGGGAGCATTTCTTAAGTTTTGCGTAAGTAGTGCTTGCAATACATTTGCCTTAGCCATATGCACTTCGTCAACAATAACAGTTTCTACATCTTCTAAAAATTCTGCTAATGTTAGTGCTAACTCTGCATCCCAGTTTTTAGATTTCTTATCTAGCACGTTTAGACTTTGCCAAGTACAAATAGTATGCTTATGTCCAGTCATTTTACGATCACCAAAATAAACACCCACGTCTAAACCAACGTTGATAAAATCTTCTTCTGTTTGTGTAACTAAGTCTTTGTTAGGAACAATAGTAACAGTACGACCGTATTTCTCAGCACAGTGAGCTAGAGTAGCAGTCATAATTGTTTTGCCGGCGCCTGTTGCTACTTCTTGTAATGCCTGCGTATTTGTGAAAAATCTGTTAACAACTTCAACCTGATCGTCACGTAACATTATAGGTTGTCCTGCAAATCTATGTCCTTCCGGCCACACTTTACCTAGATCCGCCCAATAACTATTTTTAACTTCTTCAAATTCAATTTTTACAGGTTTTCTTAAATCATCTACTTCGTCAATATCAATATCTAGGTCACTAAGTATTTCGAAACACTTTTTTAACTGGTTTAAATAACCGTTACCACCTAGTCCAAACATACTAGTTGTCCCGTCCCAGCGTCCTAATTTAAATGCCGGGCGGTACCTTGCAGTTGGATCTTCATACTTAAATGTATTAGCTAATTTTTTACGAGCATCAAGCGAAAGACCTTCAAATTTGATGTTTACTTCATCTTTTATTATTAATTTTATTCCCATATCATTTTTGGCTCGATTATCGGTTCCTTGTCTGTGTACGATATAATTAAATCACAACAGTTGGCGTACACTGCCGTTTTGCTATGCCTTAGTACTGTACCAATTGAAATTACACTCATTGGTTTCCAGTCAGTTTTTAACAAAAATTTAGGAATTTTTCCGCTTTGCACACCTACAATTTTTGTAGTAGATGTTAACTTACAATTATACTTTTTATCTTTAATAAGGTCATTAAAAACTTTTCCACTCTCATCGTTGTTCAATCTGAAGTAAATTCCAACGTCGTCAAAAATTCCATTTTTTTCCAAAATTTCACTGATTTTTACCATTTCTTTTGAACATGCTTTTGAGTCGAATGAGTCAAAGACAATAAGTGCTGGTAATCTTTTTAGTTCAGTTAAACTTTCAAAAATTTCTTCAAGTGGTGTGGCATTCTTGTCAATCCAAATTTTAGATGAATTTCGTAAGGCAATTTTTTCAGTCAAATTTTCCGGATTTTTTTCGGTTTTTTCGGTAAAATATTGATACCGGTTACTACGGTCAGAAATGATGGTTTGATCAATCGCAGTGTCAATACCGAGGTCTGCAGTAATTTGTTTTTGGAAGGTATCGTGTACAATGTTCGTTAATAGGAACTGATCCCTTACCACATTTTTGTCCCAAGATTTGATGGTATCGTAGAAATTTTTCACTCTTTCTTCGATAACAAAATTAAATTCTTTAAGCTCGTCAACAATAGTAACAATGTTCTTTTCAGTGAAGTCGGCATAAAACATTTTGCCACTTTGTACCTGGGCCATTCCGGAAACAGTCTTTGTTAGTGACTGCACTTTTTTGCGAATAGAGGAAGAATATGCAAATTCGATGACAATGGCTTCAGCATCATCATTGATTTTTCCAATGTATACTTTTTTAGTTGTGTCCTGAGGACGAAATGGTTGAGACCACGTAGGATCAGCAACTATATCTGCAAATTCATCGTCAAGCACTTTTAATACCTTTTGATTTTCTTTAAAAATTTTAATTAACAGCTTTGCTTGATTTTCAGTAATAAAAGTATCACCGTTAATGCTCTTACACAAGCTATGTAAAATTCGTGCATCCTTATACGGCAAAGAATTGTTGAGATTCTCGCTATGATTTTTTACTAAAACGTTAAGTAGTTTGTCAGCAGTCTTCATGTTTCTATTATATAGATTAAGGTTTGTAATGTCAACAACTTAGACAAAAAAATAGGCCTCATTATTATTTAAGGCCTATAGTGTACCGTTTGGCTAAATTGATTATATTGATGCGTCTTCCATACCAGCAACACGCAACTTCACAATGTTAGTTATTTGCCATTGCTTTTGGTCTAATGCTTTAGTAATACCTAGCCACTTGTTGCGAAGTAAAGCAAATTCGTTGATAATCTTTTCAAAATCAACTACGTCTGCTTCACCTTCAACAAACTTTTCACAATCACGACTACTAAGAGCACGTTGATAGCTTTCTAAGTATTTCCTGAAATGCTGACTCTTAAGTCTACGCAATTCGATGTTTAGATATTCTAAAATTGCCTCAATTTC